TACTCCACACGTCGAAGCCGGAGTTGGTCAACTCGTTCTTCAGCGGCCAACCGGGTTGCTTGACCGTCATTACGCCGGTCGTGCCGGAAATGCTTGCTTGAAACTTGTCTGCTAATCCCGTCCCGTTGCTCGCGACAAATACTAAATCGTTTTTGGCGCGAACCACCAAATCAGTATTGCCGAAATCAATAGGAGATAAACTGACTCCCGAACCAACATAGCCGCTCAAAGCCACACCGTCATTGTATGAAACATAACCGCTCCCTGCCGCCCCGGTCACCGTAACCCCGCCAAGCGACGAGATGGCGAGGCGTTCAGTCGCGCCTAGGCTGGTGTACAAAGAAATCCCATCACTTTTAGTGCCTATGTAGCCAGCACCGCCTGTGTTTTTCAGACATAAAAATGTAGATGTTCCACCTGTGCAATCTACTAGAGCCGGAGTGTCTTCGGCAACTGAAATGTGGAGTGGCTTACTGGGCGTACTCCCCGCCGCCAAACCAATGCCAACCAACGGAGTCGTGCCGCCGACAGAAAGCTTGTTCGTGTTGACTTGCTCAATAGGCGTGACTTGCGTGACGCCACTAGATGCCGTGCCGTCTGCCGCACCAGCGCGGTCTTGCACTTGGTCAGATTGGGTCGGGTTGGCGAACGCTAGGTCGTAGTCAGCCACGCAGCCGATTTCGACGAGTGAAAGATTGCTTAATGTAACCGCCGAAGTGCTGGCTCCTGAGTGACAATAAAAATAATTGTCTGTGAAACCAGCAGCAAATTCAAACGTGAAGTCTACGGTGCGCGTTCCATCAATTATTTCGTGAATGTTCGTGTATCCCCCCGCCCAAGCCCCACCAAAAAATGCGGAAGTCGTACCGCTCGCTGTGTAGGTCAGTCGATATTTTTTACCAACCTCTAGCGTTGTGTTTGTCCGACAATACTGGCCAGACGCACTAGCGGATAAAACCATATTGTTCGACGGATTGGTTTGACTGTTCCAAGTGTTGCTTGCATCCCATCCGTCCAAGTCGCCGGTGAAGTCGCCGGGAATGACAATCGTCTGACTCCCATACTGGTCGGCAAACGGCACGGTAGCGTTCTCGTAGCTCGCCGTTACCTCCGGTGCGGTCAGCGTCTTGTTCCAGAATCGGGCGCGATACAGAGTGCCGTCGAAGTGTTTACCAGTTCCGTCATACTCTGAGCCGATACTTGCGGCAGCGCATAGGTCAACGTCTGATGAGGTTATTGTTGCCGTGCCGACTTCGTTGCCGTTGTCGTAAAGAATCGCTGCCGTGCCGTCCACCGTGACAACCAAGTGGTGAACTTTTAAATCGTCAATGATGAGAACCCCAAAAGACTCCCAATCGCCAGAAAAAACAGAGAGTTTGTCGGTTGACCCATCAATTCCGAATATGAGCCTTCCACCGGTTCCAAAATCAACAATAAATTGGTCGCTGCCGCTCAACGAATCAGCTTGAAGAATGAACTCCATCGAGAGTTTCGTTCCCAAGTCGGGCGGCGTGAATGTTACTGCGCCAGCCACACCGTCGAAGTGCAGACCTTCGCCATCTGTGGCGTTTATGAGGTGAGTGATTATTTCCCCACCACTCGTTGTTTTGGGGGTTACAAGTGTTGCGCTCATGCCGATGTTTGGTATTCCACTATTTGAACCGTGAAGCTACTGCCACCGGCGTACACTTTCATTGCCCCCACATATCCGTCCACTTTCAAAAATCCACCATCTCCCCCAAGGCTGGAGGAAGGTGCAGACATTAAGTAATGAGCGTTGGAAACCGTAGGGGTGGTGGCATCTAGGCGAACATGAATTTCGTCTGTGCCAAGGTTCTGTAAAGTAATTGAGGTACGGCTTGCGTTTGAGCTTATCTCCTGTTCCGTGGTCTGACTGACCCTGCCTGTACCCGCGCCTGTCGGCGTAACATTATTGCACCAAAGTGGATTTGCCATTGTCTTATTCCTTCCTAAAAAATTCGATTAAAGATGGAGGGAAGGGGAATGAGCACCCCTCCCCCCCGGTTATTGTTGATGTCAGCTTACGAGGTTGTAATTCGCTTTATGCTTATGGATGAGGTGATTTTTACATCCCTGCTCCAATCAACTGCGTACACATCCGAACGGCTGCTTTCGTCACGGTACTCACGCACCGCAGTTACGCCACCTCGGCCCCCGGCGAATGTCTTAATTGCCGATGGATCATAGATGGTCGGGCTTGCACTACGCACAAAGATGTAAACATCGTCGCCATTCACGAATGCTTGGCTGCGTGTTTTACCTTCCTTGGTCGTATCGTATGCCATGGTGGACAAACGAATGTCCACGCCGGGGTTGATAAGCATTGCGGAGGCTTGCCCTTGGTTTAACCCAATAAGCGTAGCTCCCGGCTGCTTGGCAACCGTCTTGGCATTGTTTCGGAACAATTTCCATGCGGTCATTCCCATAAGAATCGCATTTGGCAATTGGCCGGTATCCTTGGCAATGGCCTCAATCTGCGCGTCTATTTCCGCGACCGGATCGTTGGAATCACTGCTCCAAACACCCACACCACCTGTTGCGCTTACCCCAGCATTTACTGTGGTAATGACATGGCGCTCGTGCGAAACAACGCTGCTCTGCACAAGTGTCTTGACCTTTGCCTGTTCCAAGTCCAACGGATTCAGCGTCCCTGCCGCATCACGCTCGGAATCATCAATTGTGATTTCCAATGCCTGTGGCAGACAGTTGAATGTTGGCTCGCTCACATCCATAAAGATGCGCCGCGCAGGGCCACCGACACCGCGAGCGGTTTCATGTACCTGAAAGGCGTTCTTATTGTCGTAAGCCTTGTATTGTCCGATAGTCGCTGGCACCTGAACTTGAGGTGCAAGGAAATCGGCTGTCGCTGATTGTAAGTCGTTCAGAACCCCGGACGCATAATTGGTTAGGGTTGGATTGACTGATGCTTCTGCTCTTAATCCCATAATATTTTTAGTCTCCTATTAAGTCAATTAGACCTCATACATACACAATGCAGCTTCAATCAGTTCATCTGCAACACCATCTTCAATGGCCATTGCATAAGCATCGTTAGATGATTGTGCAATAAATGTGCCTCCTGATTCGATCTCAAGAAGATTCCCAGCGGAAACTGTTCCGTTGAGCTTCACCTTGACCGTCCCAGATGCCCCCGCAAAGGTTGCAACTGTGTTTCTTCCCGAGGTGGTATCACCATCAACCACCACGCCAAACAGCGTTCCTGTTCCATCCCACAGTTCCACTTTCCCGCTCTCTACCTCGACAGCGTAACCTTCCTTATCGGTAAGGTCTGCGGCACTGGCGAATGAAAACAACGCCGTATCTCTTGTTAATGCTCCTGCCATAATATTTTTATCTCCTAGTTAAACAGTTGCTCCTTGTCGTAACGAGTGGCATCCCAAGCCTGTTCAAAAGATGAACCGTTCTTTGCTTGGTACTCCTTGACGGCACGCATCTGCGCTTCGCCATTCGTATCGATTGCTCCGTCCTCCTGACGCTTGGCTTGCACCACGCGCTGAAAGGCGGGATTCACGGGTAACGCATTAAGCGCCACAATGGCTGAAGGGTCGTTGTTCAAAATGGACACCCACTTTGACTTAACTTCCTCATCCTTTGGCGGTATGCGCCCGTCCTCGGTAGCCTTGGCAACGGCAGATTGAGCAGCAACTTCTTGCTCCTTCTCCTTGTCGTCCTCCATAGCCTTGATCTTGGCCTTGAGTGTTTCGTTTTCCTTCTTCACTTCGGCCAGCTGTTCCTGAGCAGAGACTTCTTCCTTTTTCTTGGGATCGCCTTCGCTCAAGACTTCTTCTTTTTTCTCTTTTTCTATTATTTCTGCCATTTTACTGTCAGGTTTTTGATAATCACCTTCCGAGGCGACTATCGGTGTTATGTCCTTGAACGCTGGCCGATTAACAAGACCTCCCGCATTCAAAGTCGTGCCTTCAATCTCACCCTTTGAATTGAGTGTGAATGTTGGCGAGAACTTTCTGAAATTCCTTCCCTGCAAAGCGTCCTTCCCTGCGGAAGTCCACTCTACCTTGGCGCGTACTCCCCCGCCCTCGGGGTCTGCCCCAGCCCAATAGAAGCCGGTAATCCAACCGCTTGCCTCTCCATCGTCATGGTTGAAGTCGATGAAGATTTGCTCCTTGTCCCCTGCGGTGATCTTTGCATAGGAAGTCTGCAACAGGTCAGCAGTCTTGGCATCGACCTCCAAGGTCA